GACAATGCTATTAAGCATTACTCTAAAAAAGTAGAATTTATTGATGGCCCTAAAGTTGTAAAGACTTTTAAGTAATTATTCAAATCAAATTTAATTTAATATGTCAGATAAGATAGTAAAAAACCTTAACTTCGGTGAACAGGCCAGAGCTAATGTATTTAAAGGAATAGAAAAACTTACACTAGCTGTTAGCTCCACTTTAGGTGCTAGTGGCAAATGTGTAATGTTAGAAGATGGGTCAGGTAGACCAGTTATCACTAAAGATGGCGTAACCGTAGCTGATTCAATAGTGTTACTAGATCCTGTAGAAAATATGGGGGCTACACTTTTAAAAGAAGCAGCTAGGAAAACTGTTAGAGAAGCAGGAGACGGAACAACCACAGCTACTGTATTAGCTCACGCTATACTGAAAGAAGCTTATAAAGTGTCAAACAAAACAAACTCAAGAGAATTAAAAGATGGTATTAATTCAGCTACAGAAAAAGTAGTTAAATATTTAAAACAAAATTCTATCAACGTTAAAGGTGATATGATAGACCAAATAGCTACTATCTCTACAAACAACGATCCAGAACTAGGTAAGTTAATAGCCGATGCATTTAGAGCGGTTGACAACACAGGAATAGTTATGATGGAGACATCTTCGTCTGGGATTACAGAGATAGAAGTTGTAGATGGTATTCAATATGACAAGGGATTAAAAAACTCTCATTTCATTACTAATCAACAGGATAAATCAGCTGAGTTAGAAAAACCATTGGTTTTATTAATTGAGTCACCAGTTGAAACAATTAGACAAATTCAGTCAGTATTAGAGTATGTAATAAAAAACCACAAGCCTCTACTTATTATAGGTGATTTAGATCAAGGTGTTTTATCAGCTCTAGCAATGAACAAAAATAAAGGTAACATTAAAGTTAATGTTATTGATGCACCTACATTTGGTATTAGTAAGAAAGAAATATTAGACGATCTTGCTTTATTAACAGGTGCTACCATTATAAATGAAGATCTTGGTGACGATATGGATTTAATCCAAGTTGAGCATCTAGGTTTTTGTTTAAGAAGCATAACAACTCACGAAGAAACTATATTAAAAGTAGGTGAACCAACGAAGGAAGTTTTAAGCATTATAGCTGATTTAAAAGAACAGTTATTAATTGAGAAGCAATCATTCAAAGTTATTAAGCTAGAAAAAAGATTAGCTAGGTTATCAGCTAAAATAGCTATTGTTAAAGTTGGTGCTAATTCTGAAATTGAGTTACAAGAAAAGAACGACAGAGTGGAAGATGCTATTTGCGCAACTAAAGCAGCTATCAAAGAAGGTATTGTACCTGGTGGTGGAATTGCTTTATTAAATGCTTCAATGTATCTTAAAGCTATGAACATAGGAGAACAAGTGTTACTGGATGCGATTAGAGCACCTTTTAAGACAATATTAGAAAATGCTGGTATAACAGACATAAAAATACCTAACAGTAAAGGGAAAGGCCTTAATGTTATCACAGGTAAAACTGTTAATATGGTTAAATCTGGTATTATAGATCCATTACTAGTTACTAAATGCGCTTTGCAAAATGCGGTGTCAGTAGCTACAACGATATTATCAACCGATTGTGTAATTAATAATTTAAGAGTTACATAATGAAAGCAATAGGTAGTAACATAATTATAGAGAAGCTAAAAGAAGGTACCACCTCTACAAAAGGTGGGCTTTTCTTAGCTGAATCTCACAGAGAAGATATTAGATACGTAGAAGGGAAAGTGATATCCTTAGGTAACGATGTTGTTGGTATTAAAGAAAATGATGTTATATATTTTGATAGGCATGCCGGGCATAAAATTGAAATAAACAAAGAATCTTTCCATATTATAAAAATGGGTGATGTTGTTGTTGTTTTATGAGACTAACCGCTGGTGACATAAAAGATCTTAATTTATTTAAACATTATAGAATAGTACGTAAATGGGCATGTAAGAATAATAATTTAAACGATGCTGATTTGGAACTTTTAATATATTTAGACTGTATGGACTTGTTTTCAAAGCAAGACTTCTTGACTGGCTCATACTCTTACAGTTGGGACAATAGAAGATGGAATAGGTTATTGAAAGAAGGTTGGATTGAAGTTTGGAGAGAAAGAAATAGAACAACCCAAAAATACAATATATACAAAGTATCTTTCCAGTGCAAGCAACTAATCCTTAGAATGTACAGGATTATTCTTGGTGAGGAAGATATACCAACTAGTACTAGAAGAAATAAAATAATGAAAGGTCAGAACTATACAGATAAAGTTTTGATTACTTCTATAAATAATGTAAATAAAGATAAAAACAGATAATTATGATAGATCAACTACAACCTTTACCAGTAGACCCATTGACTGGGATGCCAGTACAGCAAGCTCTACCTGTTCAGCAACAAGCTCAGGTTCCACCAGTACCAAGCAATGAACTTGGCTCTGCAAGGCCTGTATTTAACTATAAAGACCAAGCTTTGGCAAATGGTATTTTTGGTGATGTACAACAAAAAGCAAATTCTGTTGATCCTAACTTCATTAATCAAACATATTAATAACATAAATTAAACAACATGGACATCAAAAAACAAATCACAGGAGAAAACACCGTATGGGATGGTCCCTTAAGCCAAGATGGTAGACCTCACGGTAAAGGATCTAGCTCTGGAATTACTGGTATGAAATTGAAGTTTATTGAACCAACCCATAAAGCTGGTCCAATTACTCAAGTAGCAAAGAAATAGAAAGTGCTTAACATGAGTGACATAAAACTGTACAGCTTAAATACTATAACTTTAAGCGTTACAACCTTTTCAGATCTTGAAATGGGGTTGAAAATATTACTATTATCGGTGTCTATAGGATATACATTAAATAGATGGGTTCGTTTAAGCAATAATAAGAATAAGCAAGAACAAGAACAAGAACAGGAAAAATAAACTTATAAAAGGTGATAAATAAGAAAGAAATGCCTTGTAACAAGCCAAAGGCTCAGTCTAGTGGAGGGAAGTCTCATGTAGTTAAAGCTTGTTATAATGGTATTGAGAAAATAATTAGATTTGGAGAAGCTGGAGCTAGTACAGCTGGTAAACCTAAAGCTGGTGAATCTGACGAAATGAAAGCAAAAAGAAAATCTTTTAAAGCTAGGCATGGCAAGAATATTGCTAAAGGTAAAAGTTCTGCTGCTTACTGGGCAGATAAAGTAAAATGGTAACATAATAAAAAATTAACACATGGTAATTATAGACCCAAAAAAAATAGTGGTTAAAAAACCGATCAATAAAAAACTTATTGATGACTTAGTAAAACAAGGTACATTAATTAAGAAAGTTGATGTTAACGATAATAGAAGAGATATTTTTGAAAAAGCAAAAACAATGACAAAGAGTGAAATATCTAAGCTTCCAAACGAATTTCCTAAAGGAAGTGTTGCCAATAGAAGAATGATAGCTTTAAAAAAGAATAATAAACCCTATTAAAAATAAATAAGATGGTCTTTAATATAAGAAGTTACGTAAAACCAGGAGGTAAAGCTACTGGTAGTATGAAAGATTACAAAATCGGTAGTCAATCAAGGATGGACGAATATACGGCTCGCGGTTGGGCTCAGGATGACACAACAAAAGCAGTTGAAAAACCTAGAGCTAAGGTTAGAGCTGTAGACACAATTAAAACAGCAGAAGTGAAAGCTGTATCTAATGTTGAAAAAAAGTCTGTAACTTTACAAACCAAGTTACAACCAAAAAACGAGGTAGATCAAACTAGATCTCAAAAAATTAGAGCTAAAGGTGAAGCGGCGCTAGCTAGCGGGAATAAAAGGAAAGCACACAGGCTTAGAGAAAGGTATGACAGAGTAGCTGCTAGAGAAGCAAAAAGAGAACAATAAACCCTACTAAATCAAAATCAATTGAATAAAATATTCCAATGGCTTACAGGTGGCGTTATCAAAAGTGTTGGTGATGTTATTGACAAGCTTACGACTACCGAGGAAGAAAAGCTAGAGGCTCAGAGATTAATACAAGAGATATTAGAGAAAGCTGATAGTGACGCACAGGCTCAAGTTACAGATCGCTGGAAAGCTGATATGGTTAGCGATAGTTGGTTATCTAAAAACATTAGACCTTTAGTTTTAATATACTTAACTGTTGTCTTTACTATATTAGCTTTTTTCGACGGTAATATTGGAGGTTTTAAGGTAGCAGAACAATACACACCTATATTCCAATCTTTATTAATAACAGTGTACGGTGCTTATTTTGTGGGTAGAACATGGGAAAAATCAAAACGATCAAGTGATAATAAATAATAATAGTAAAATTTACATTAAAAACAATTAAATTAAATCAAATGGAAAACAAGATTACAGCAGAAGAGTTAAAGTTAGTTCAAGAGAACCAAGGAAAAATGAATCAAGTACTATCTCAAGTAGGTGTGTTAGAGGCTCAAAAGTATGGACTAATGGGTCATATCCAAGAACTCAACAAAGAAGTAGAAGACAATAAGAAAGTCTTAGAGGAGAAATACGGAGCAATCAGTATTAATTTACATGATGGTAGCTTTGAAGAGATTAAGGAAGAAGTAGAAGCAGCAGAAGTAATAGAGTAATAACGTGTCTTCAATAATAAGAAAAATAAGTATAGGTTCTGACTACAAAACGGATGCAATGCATTACGCTGTAGGTCAATCGGTTTATGGAGGTCATGAAATATCTCACATACTACACGAAGAATCTGATAATTCTTATAACGTTTATATTAAGAAAAGTAACGAGGTAATGCCATGGAAGAAGTTTAATTCCAACATGGCGGTATCCGTTGAATATGATCTTACATACTAATGCAGAGTTTATTTGACTTTATTGTTGAACCTGTCAATAAAAGATACGATAATGAAATTAAAGTAGGTGATAAAACTTTAATAACTAATAGTAGTATCGAATCGTTTAAATCAGTTAGTAACAGAGCTGTGGTACTAGAAGTACCTAGAGCTTTTGAAACTAAAATTAAAAAAGGTGATACCGTAATAATACATCACAATGTTTTTAGAAGATTCTACGATATGAGAGGTAATCAAAAAGATAGTAGATCTAAATTTACTGATGATAAATTTTTCTGTTCTATAGATCAAGTTTATTTATATAAACGAGATAGTGAATGGAAAGCTTTTGGAGATAGATGCTTTGTAAATCCTATAATTGATAGTGATGATCTAACAGCAGATAAAGAAAAAAAGCTTATAGGAATACTAAAATATGGTAATAGCTCATTAGAAGCTATAGAAATCAATCCTGGTGATCTAGTTGGTTACACACCGTTCGGTGAGTTTGAATTTTTTATAGATAACGAAAGATTGTATTGTATGAAATCAAATGATATTGTAATCAAATATGACAAACAAGGAGACGAAGTTAAATATAATCCGAGCTGGGCAAAAAGCAGTTGAGGAATTAATAAAAGTGGCGCAGGAAAAGATTGTTGACTCAGGAGAAGACATCTCAGCTGATAGACTTAAAAATGCTGCCGCTACTAAAAAGCTAGCTATATTTGACGCTTTTGAAATACTTAATCGCATAGAGGAAGAGGAAAAATTATTACAGGAGAAGCCAAGAGACGTTAAACAAGAGAAACAATTCAAAGGTTTCGCTGAAGGTAGATCTAAGAATGTATAAGCAAACTTTAGTCAAAACTATAAATGACCACATAAAACCTATTATACTTAATAGAAATAATAAGTATAAAAAATGGGAGTATGGTTATAATGCTGATTTTGATATTGTTATAATAAGCAAAGACGGTACTATAGGTGAAATTATAGAAATTCAAAATCTAAAAATTGCTCTACCATTAGAATCTAAAGAAGTTTACAAATGTTCTGATGATAAAAAAGAACAAGTGTGGACTAAGCTAGAATATCCTAAAAAACTATCTAGTATTAAAAACGTATTCGAATGGGACAAGCACTCTATTGATTTCAAAGAAGAATGGTATGGGTATATTGACAAAGAATTTGAGAGAAGGGAACAAGGTTTTTGGTTTTTTAATAATGGCAATCCAACTTATATCACTGGCACTCATTACATGTACTTGCAGTGGTCCAAGATTGATATTGGGTCAGCAGATTATAGGGAATCAAATAGATTATTCTTTATCTTCTGGGAAGCTTGTAAAGCAGATATTAGATGCTACGGAATGTCATACCTCAAAAATAGACGTTCTGGATTTTCATTCATGGCATCCGGGGAAACAGTTAATATGGCCACAATATCAACAGATTCAAGGTTCGGTATTTTATCCAAATCAGGTGCTGATGCAAAAAAGATGTTCACTGATAAAGTCGTACCCATATCAATTAACTACCCTTTCTTTTTCAAGCCAATTCAAGATGGTATGGATAGGCCAAAAACCGAATTAGCTTATAGAATACCAGCATCTAGGCTTACTAGAAAGAAATTAAACGAAGGAAAAACAGATGAGGAACTTGCAGGTCTTGATACTACTATAGACTGGAAGAATACTGGTGACAACTCCTATGATGGAGAAAAATTAAAACTACTAGTACACGATGAGAGTGGAAAGTGGGAAAGACCAGATAATATACTAAACAACTGGCGAGTTACAAAAACATGTCTAAGACTTGGTAGTAGGATCGTTGGAAAATGTATGATGGGTTCAACATCAAATGCTTTAGATAAGGGTGGTGCGAACTTTAAAAAACTTTATAATGCTTCAGACGTTACAAGTAGAAACCGCAATGGTCAGACTAGCTCAGGACTATATAGTTTGTTCATACCTATGGAATGGAACTACGAGGGATTCATTGATTCTTACGGATTACCTGTATTCGACAACCCACAGAAAGATTGCGTAGACCCAAGTGGTAATAAAATAACAGTAGGTGTTATAGAGCATTGGGATAATGAGGTAGAAGGATTAAAGAATGATCAAGATGGTTTAAATGAATATTATCGTCAGTTTCCAAGAACAGAGAAACACGCTTTTAGAGACGAAACAAAACAGTCTTTATTTAATTTAGCTAAAATATACGAACAGATAGATAGCAACAAAGACCTTAATAATTTATCATCTGTAACTATTGGTAGTTTTCAATGGGAGAATGGAGTAAGAGACTCTAAAGTTATATTTATACCAAATAAAGATGGTAATTTTAGAATTTCTTGGGTTCCACCTCTAAGCTTACAAAACCGCGTAATACTAAAGAACGGTAATAAGTATCCGGGTAACGAACACTGTGGAGCTTTTGGTTGTGATAGTTATGATATATCTGGTACAGTTGATGGTAAGGGTTCTAATGGAGCTTTACATGGTTTAACTAAATTTAGTATGGAAGATGTACCACCAAATCATTTCTTTTTAGAATATATAGCTAGACCACAAACTGCTGAAATATTTTTTGAAGACGTTTTAATGGCTTGTGTGTTCTACGGAATGCCTATATTATGTGAAAATAATAAACCTAGATTATTATATCACTTTAAAAGAAGAGGCTATAGAGGTTACTCTATGAATAGACCTGATAAAGTTTGGAATAAATTATCAGTAACAGAAAAAGATATAGGTGGAATACCTAACTCTAGTGAAGATATTAAACAAGCGCATGCAGCAGCTATTGAAACGTATATAAATACCTACGTTGGCTCCACTGATAATGGGTTTGGAGATATGTATTTTCAAAGAACACTAGAAGACTGGGCAAAATTTGATATAAATAACAGAACCAAATATGATGCTTCTATAAGCTCTGGATTAGCTTTAATGGCCTGCAACAAGAATAGATACATCCCAACGTCTAAGAGAGAATACCAACCTATAGACTTAGGAATAAAAAAATATGATAACACTGGTTCATCATCAAAAATGATTTAATAAATGAAAATACAGACTAATACTAATAGTTCATTTCCTAGCCAAGTAGTTAGCGACGAAATAAAAGCAAGCTTAGATTACGGTACGCAAGTCGCAAGAGCTATAGAAGGCGAATGGTTTCAAGAAGGTAGGTCTGGTAACAGATACGCTCAGTCGTACTCAAATTTTCACCAATTAAGATTATACGCTAGAGGTGAGCAAAGCGTACAGAAATACAAAGATGAATTATCTATAAATGGTGATTTGTCTTATTTGAATTTAGACTGGACACCTGTACCTGTCATATCTAAATTTGTTGATATAGTAGCTAATGGTATGTCTAATAAGTCTTATGATATTTCAGCTTATGCACAAGATCCTTTCTCTGTTAAAACTAGAACTGATTACGCAGCGGCAATTCAAAGAGACATGAATACTAAAGAGTTGCTAATAGATATCAAAAACCAACTTGGTGCAGACTTGTCTATGACTAGTGACTTAAATACTTTACCTGAGAGTAGAGAAGAACTTGATCTTCACATGCAGATGTCTTATAAGCAAAATGTAGAAATTGCTGAAGAAGAAGTAATTAACAATGTTTTAGCCGCTAATAAATATGATCAAACCAAAAGAAGGTTAGCAGCCGATTTAACTATTCTAGGTATTGCCGCTTGTAAAACAAGATTTGATAGAACAGAAGGTATTAAAATTGACTATGTTGATCCAGCTTATTTAGTTTACTCTTACACGGAGGATCCAAACTTTGAGGACATATACTATGTTGGTGAAGTAAAGTCGATAACTATACCAGAGCTTAAAAAACAATTCCCTAATTTATCTGAGGAAGAGTTACAGAAGATACAAGAAATGCCAGGAAACTCTCAGTATATAACTGGTTGGGGAAATTACGATGAAAATACTGTTCAAGTTATGTATTTTGAATACAAAACTTATATGAACCAGGTGTTCAAGATTAAAAAAACAGAACAAGGTTTAGAAAAAACATTAGAAAAGACAGATGGATTTAATCCGCCATTAAATGATAATTTTGAAAGAGTATATAGAACTATAGAAGTTCTTTACACTGGAGCTAAAGTACTAGGTAATAATACTATGTTAGAATGGAAACTAGCGGAAAATATGACTAGACCAACAGCTGATACAACTAAAGTTGAAATGAATTTCTGTATTTCAGCACCTAAAATGTATAAAGGACGTATAGAATCTATAGTGAGTAGAATAACTGGATTTGCTGATATGATACAGTTAACACATCTTAAATTACAACAAGTAATGTCTAGAATAGTTCCAGATGGAGTATTCTTAGATATGGATGGTTTAGCAGAGGTTGATTTAGGTAATGGAACAGCTTATAATCCTGCTGAAGCACTTAATATGTATTTCCAAACGGGTAGTATAGTAGGTAGGTCATTAACTCAAGAAGGTGGAATGAATGCAGGTAAAGTACCTATTCAAGAATTATCTTCATCATCTGGACAAGCTAAGATACAGAGTTTAATCGGCACTTATCAATACTATTTACAAATGATTCGTGATGTAACCGGTTTAAATGAAGCTAGAGACGGTAGCGCTCCTGATAAAGATGCTTTAGTTGGTTTACAAAAATTAGCAGTAAACGCTTCTAATACAGCTACTAGACATTTATTAGATTCTTTACTGTACGTTACTTTAAGGATGTGTGAGAATATAAGTCTTAAGGTTGCTGATTTAATTCAAAACCCTTTAACTGAGAATTCTTTAAAAAATTCTATTAGTACTTTTAACACAAAAACACTAGAAGAATTAATAAATCTACAACTTCATGATTTTGGTTTATACTTAGAAATGGAACCAGAGGATCATGACAAAGCTTTATTAGAACAAAATGTTCAAATGGCTTTACAAACAGGGGCTATAGCCTTATCGGATGCTATTGATATCCGCGAGATTAAAAACACTAAAACAGCCAATCAGTTTCTAAAACTAAGGCAAACTCAAAAAATAAAAAGAGAACAAGAAGCTCAACAAAGAAATATTCAAGCTCAAGCTCAAGCCAATGCTGAATCTGCTGAAAAAGCAGCTATGTTTGAAGTTCAAAAACAACAAGCTTTAACTTCTGAAAAAGTAAGTATAGAGCAAGCAAAATCTCAATTTGATATACAACGTATGCAGATGGAGGCTAGTATTAAGAAAGAGCTTATGGCTGAAGAGTTTAATTACAAAATGCAATTAGCTCAAGTAACTGCTAACTCAGAGTCTCAGAAAGAGAAAGAGTTAGAAGATAGAAAAGACAAAAGAATAAAAATGCAAGGAA